CTCACCTATTTCCCTATCCCATCCAACACCAGCAAGGGTTTTGGGAGATCAGCCTGAACTGGCTGAGATTATTGGGGAACGGCCAAGATTGGAAACGACCGCGCACAGTGGTTGTTTAGATCACTCCCAAGAGATTGCAGATTTTGCGGAAAAGATATTGGATGTCAAATTGATGAGGTGGCAGCGGCGTGTTCTTGCCGGCATGACCGCTTACAACTTGGTTGACGGTAAAGAGGTGTGGGTGCATCGAGTTGGTTATTTGTCGGTGGCCAGACAGAACGGCAAAACAAAAGGATGCCTTGCGCCGCTTATTGGTTGGTGGCTTGCTACTCAGGGCAGTGCACGTGGCGAGAAACAACTGGTGATCTCGGTCAGTCACAAACTTGATTTGGCTACAGTTTTGTTTAATTATCTCGCACCAATCCTTGAGGCAAAATTTGGTGCAACAGTAATTTGGTCTTATGGCCGCCAAGTGCTCACAATGCCAGACGGCTCGCAGTGGATGCCACGCGCTGCCACGCCGGGTGTTGGACACGGATACACCTGTGACCTCGTAGCAATTGACGAATGGTGGGCGGTCAGTGCTGAGGCAGTGGACTCGGGTTTGATGCCTACAATGCGAACACGCAAAAATTGTTTGCTGGCAGGTTTCAGTACGGCTGGCGATGCGTCATCCAAAAGTATGTTGCGTTGGCGAGAGCAAGGTTTGCGCGCTGTGGACTCAGGCAAAAACACCTCGCTCTATTTTGCTGAGTTCAGCCCACCGATTATGGACTATATGACCCAAGAGGCGTGGATGTATTCCAACCCTGCATTGTCTGAGGGATTACTAGATATGAGCGTGATCGAGGCTGAGGCACAGTCACCAGATCGCAACAGTTTCTTGCGTGCCTCAGTCAACATCTTTGTGCAGAGCCAACACTCTTGGATTGAGCCGGGTCAATTTACTGAATTAGCCAACAATCTGCCAATGCCCACTGGCGGTGTACTAGCAATTGAGACAGCCGTTGACGAGTCACGATATGTCGGTGTCAGAGCAGTGCAAGACGGCCTGTACACGCGCTGCCATATTGCCTTTGTGGTTGACACAATTAAAGAGATGTGGGATGCAGTCGCACTAGAGATTGAGCAATCACCAACACTCAAACTGGCGTTAGTGCCATCAATAGATTTGCATTGCCCACCGATCTACGCGCACCGCAAGACAGTTGTTGGCCATCGTGAGGTAGTCAAGTGGACAGGCGCAGTACGTGCATTGATTACAGAGAAACGAATTAGCCACGCAGGGCAAGCGCAATTAATTGATCAAGTAGAGCGCGCCGTAGCGATCAAGCACAACGGTGTGCTCACGTTGTCTAGCACCAGATCACCGGGCGATATCTCGGCGTGTCGAGCAATGGTGTTTGCTGTCGCTCTTGCCTCAAAACCTATCTTTGCAAACAAGCCCACGATCATCAGCGTTTAGCCTCTAATGTGTGATATGGCATCGGCCTGATGCTTGCTTATCGTCGGGATACCGCATCGCATACCGGGCCGATGCCACCACAAACTAGACAGGATATGACACACTAAGAGCATGGCACTTTTCTCTAAATCTAAAGCGGCGATCTCACCACCGCCAACTAAGGCTGCTGCCGCTGGCTCAAGTTACAACAGTAATCAAGGCGCTGCAATGGTGGGCCAGTATTACACCTACACAGAGGGTGTGCTCTTTAGTCAAGCAATGAGCGTGCCAACTATTGCGCGTGCACAACAATTGATTGCATCAGTGATCGCATCAATGAAATTAAAAATGTACACAGAGATGTGGAACGGCGAGGAAATGGAACAAGTGCCGCTTGCGCCTCGATCATGGTTACGCCGCATTGACAAATCAAATACAAACAACCATATTTTGTCTTGGACAGTTTCAGATTTAATGATGTTTGGTCGCGCGTTTTGGTACATCACAGAACGCACCGCTGATGGTTACCCTGCCGCGTTTACACGTTTACCAGCCGCAATGTGCACCACACGCGATCAGGCTGGTAGTCCGGCAGGCGTTTGGTTTGCACCATCAAAAGAGGTGTATTTTAACGGTGGCGAAATCAACCCTAAAGATTTGGTGCAATTCTTAAACGGTCAACCGGGCATTGTGTACTCATCGCAAAAGGCTATTGCTACATCTATCAAACTTGAGGATGCGCGTTTTCGTAATGCGTCTAGCGCAATACCGGCTGGCGTGTTACAGGTACAGGCTGGATCAGAGCCGCTTTCATCTACCGAACTTGCAGACTTGGCAGCATCTTTCAACGCAGCGCGCGCCACTAATCAAACGGCAGCGCTTTCGCCTGAAGTGCACTACTTGGAAACGGCCACAAGTCCAGACAGGATGTTGCTAGTTGACTCGGCAGAGTTTCAGGCTATGGAAATGTCGCGCGTTTGTGGCGTGCCTGCCTACTTGCTAAATATCTCAGTTGGCTCATACGCCTACACCAACAGCACAGAGGCTCGACAAGACCTATGGACATTTGGCTGCAAACAGATCGCAGAATGCATCACACAAACACTGTCAGCAAACAACGTGCTACCAAACAACACTTGTGTTGAGTTTGACATTGACGATTTTATTGACGGCGATCTAATGGAAAAAGCCGACATGGCAGAAATGCCACAACCACCACGCAACAATGGAGTACCGTACTCATCATGATCAAGTTCACCGCAGAGGCAGTAACCATTGACGCAGCCGGGCCAGACGGCATGGCACGCCGCACCATCTCAGGCATTGCCGTACCATACGGCGTAGATGCAACCGTCTCAGACGGCACAACGGTCAGGGTACTTGAGGGCGCGCTGCCAGTTGACGGCAAAGCACCACGCTTGTTTATGAACCATGACTCAACTAGCGCTATCGGTTTAGTGGTGTCGCGCGAGTCAACTCCAGATGGGATGCTTTTTACGGCCAAGATCAGCGACACAGTGCAAGGCAACGAGGCAATGACCCTTATGAAAGACGGCGTGCTGGACAGCGTTTCCATTGGAATTACACCTACAGCGTTTGCCTATGACGAGGCAGGCGTTATGGAGATCAGCGCTGCAACGTGGACAGAGTTAAGCGTTGTGGCCGTGCCAGCATTTGCAGGAGCACAGATCACAGAGATCGCCGCGAGTATCCCACAAGATGAGCCAGAAATAAGTATTATAGAAACAGAACCTACACAGGAGACAGAAACCATGAGCGAAACAACACCAGTCGAGGCAGTAGAGGCAACCATCCCAACTGCACCAATTTTTGCATCAGCAAAGCGTGAGCCACGTTTGCCATCAGTTGGCGAGTGGGTTTCAGCAATGCACAAAGGCGGCGAGATCGCAGCATCAGCACAACGCGTGTTTGCCGATTACCGCGCATACCACAAGTCACCACTTGAGGCAGCCGCTGGAGACAACGTACTTTCCAATGACGCCGGCATAGTCCCTGTTCCAATTCTCGGGCCTGTCTTTGCGGATATTAACTACATTGCTCCAGTGCTCAGTGCACTCGGGACAAGGGCGATGCCAAACGCTGGTGCAGGTGCAACTTTCATCCGACCAACATGGACAACCCACCCAACCGCTGCACAGCAATCAACTGAACTCACCGCAGTATCAGCAACAACCGCAGTGATCGCATCCAACACAGTTACAAAAGTAACTTTTGCTGGACAAGCAACACTGTCCTACCAAGTCATTGACTTTACTGATCCTGCTGCAATGCAAATCATTGTGCAAGATTTGGCTGGTCAGTACCTCGTAGCGATTGACAACTACGCAGCAGACAACTTGCTCACCGCAGCAACATCGGCTGGTGTGTGGGATTTGTCAGTAACCGATTTGATGAAATCAATTTACGATGCAGCAGTTGTTTCATCGCAGGCTACAAATATGTTGCCAACGCACATCTTTGTTGATCCAGCAACGTGGGCATTGATGGGTCAACTTGTTGACACCACAGGCCGCCCAATCTTTCCAGCAATTGGCGCACCGGGTCTTAACGGCATGAACACGCTCGGCGCTGGCTCGGCTGCATCATGGTCAGGTATGAACCCACTTGGCTTGGAGATTGTTGTTGATAACAACTTTGCTGCCAAGACAATGGTCATCATGAACAAGAACGCATTTGAGGTGTATCGCCAAGATCGTGGGATGCTCTCAGTTGAGTTGCCATCCACACTTGGCCGCCAAATGAGCGTGTTCGGTTATGCGGCAACCTTTAAGGCCAACGCAAACATGATCCAAAAGATCACACAGGCTTAGTCGAGAGGCGGCCTCACCGCCATGAGTAATTACACAGTCACCAGCAAGCAATTGCTAGACAACTACGCGGTAGTGCAAACGCTTGAACCAACAGAGATCGCTATTGGTGAGAGTGTCACTATCGCGTCAGTTGCCGTACCGTTTAACGGCACGTTTGTTGTACAAGGTTTGCCACAGTATTTGTACATCGGTATTGACTCTGATGGTTTTCCGTTGTACAACACCAACGTGGCATTACCTAATCAGGTTTTGTACCGGTGCACAGGCACAGACGTTGATCGAGTAGCAACTACCACTGGCACGCTTACTTACAATCAGGTTTGCACTTGGGTATCTGCAACAGATGTAGAGGATTGGCTTGGCATTGGTACAGCAACGGCGGCTGATGCCACGTTTTTAACATTATGTGCGGCCGCTGCATCAGCGTTTTGTTTCTTGCGTAGGCAAGAGGCTGGCTACCACGACTCATTAACAGTGCTGCCATCAACGGCCGTAGGTCTTGGCACACGCGCCTATGGCGGTTTTTTGTACCGTCAGCGCGGCTCTGTCACAGATTTTGCATCGTTTGATGGCATGGTCTCTGGTGGTTCTAACGGCCTCAGCCCGATGATTAAACAGTTGCTAGGTGTCAACCGCGCACAGGTTGCCTGATGCCTACACCAGTCGCTTACACAGACCTGTTTAACACCGCTCTAGACAACTTGTCAGCCACTCTGAGCGCCGTTACAGGCTTACAGGTAGTAACAGACCCTAGAAACATCTCACCGCCTTGTGTGTTCATTGACGCGCCATCTTTTACAGGTTTCAGCCGCGCCGTTTTTACCCTGTCATATCCGGTCAGATTGTTGACTCTTGGGCCGGGCAATTTAGACGCTCAACGCAGCCTGATGAACTTGGCAGCAAAAGTGGTTAGCGCTCGAATAGGTGTCACCGATGGCAGACCAACCATCGCTATCATCGGCGGCAGCGAGTTACCAGCGTATGATCTTAATATCAATGTGCAGGCACAAAGTTAGGACACAACATGGCATACGTAATCACATCACCAAGAGTTGGCACAGTAGGCGATGTCTATGAGCCTGCTGATGGTGTCAACATTGACGCTCTGATCGAGGGTGGGTTTATTAAATCCACCAGCAAGAGCACAAAATCTGATAAACCTAGTAAAGACACCAACGAGGAGTAATCATCATGGCAACAAGCACTTACCTATCTAACCCGGTCGTAACCATCAACTCTGTTGACATGACCGATCAATGCACCTCAGCAGTTTTCACGCGCCTCATCGAGTCGCTTGAGTCAACCGCATTTGGTCAAACCAACCGCTCATACGTTGGCGGTCTTGAGAACAGCACACTTACCGTGACAATGTATAATTCTTTTGCGGTTTCAGAAACTTATGCCACTCTTAAAACTCTTATCGGTACACAAGTGACTGTAAAAATCAAACCGACATCTGCTGCAACGTCAGCCACCAATCCTGAGAGCCAACTAGTTGGCGCGTACCTAGAGTCATTACCAATCGTCAACGGTCAACTTGGTGCACTCGATACCATTGACATCACCTTTACTGGTGGCGCATACTCAGTAGCAATCGCTTAACTAATTCTCGCCGGCAACGGCCCGACACGAAAGAGGCAAGATGCAATTAAGACTCAAAGCCACATTTACTGATGGCACTATAAACGAGGTTGTAACTAATCTCTCAACTGTTGTCGCATGGGAACGCAAGTACAAGCGCAAAGCGTCAGAAATGGCAACAGGCATTGGTGTTGAGGATTTGGCTTACTTGTGTTACGAGGCAACACGTGCATCTGGTACAACTGTTCCCGGCACGCTTGATCAATTCATCTCATCGCTTACCAGCATTGATGTACTGGAGACCCAAGACCCAAAAGCGGACACGGCTCAGTAAGGCGCGCGCTGGCAGAAATCGTTGTTGCCACCGGCTACTGGCCGTCAGAGATTACATTTGAGGCAGACGATATGAACACTGTCATTGAGATACTTAACAAGCAACGCGGCAGCCGCTAATGGCTGCTACACAATCTGTCAATATTACTGGCGTACAACAAACCCTAAAAGCACTTAACTCATTTGATAACCGTTACCGCCGCCAAGTTACTAAAGACATTAAAACGGCAGGCGAGCAAATCATTATTGAGGCTCGATCAATGGTTGCACATTTTGACAACTCGTTAAACAACGGTGCACCATTATCTGGCATGGTGCGCGGCAACCTTATTAAAGGTCGTGAGACCAATTGGCGCACTAGTCAAGTGCAAGCAGGATTTAAGGTCAAAGTGGCTGTGCGAGCCACCAAAGAGCGTTACGTTAACTACGACAGAGGCGGTTACACAGAGCAAGTTGCTTATGGTTCTAAGCCTTACCAGTTAATGGTTATCCAGCAAGCCAACGCGGCTGGTGCAATCTATGACCATGCAGGCCGTCACGCATCATCAGTGTTTGTCACCAATCTAAACAAAGAGGCAGGGGAACAGCCACGCGCAATTGATATTGCCGTTGAGCGTAATAAAGAAGTGGTCACAGATAAAGTGCGTCAAATAGTGGAGACTGTTAACAACCTAATTAGCAGAGACATCGAGGCCCAAAGTGGCAATTAACATCCCAATCATCTCAAGCCTTGATGGCAAGGGATTTGATAAAGCAATTTTGCAACTTAAAGCACTTGAGACCAGTAGTGATCGTGCCGGATTTATTGCAGGTAAAGCATTTTTGCCTGCTGTTGCCGCAATGGGTGCTCTTACTGCTGCTGCTGGTTACAGCATTAAAGCCGCCGTACAAGATGAGGCTGCACAAACACAGTTAGCAAAAGCGTTACAAAACGTTACTAATGCGTCTGATGCACAAATTGCTGCAGTTGAGAAACAAATCAAAGCAATGCAAATGGCAACTGGTGTTGCCGATGATGAACTCAGGCCAGCGTACGCCTCAATTTTAAGAGGAACAAACGACATTGCTGAGGCAAGCAAAGGTCTTGCGTTGGCAATGGATGTATCAGCCGGCACTGGTAAAAATCTTGGTGAGGTTTCTGATGCTCTTGCTAAAGCGTATGGCGGTAACTACAAAGCGTTAAAACAGTTATCACCGGAGTTATTTCAGATGATTAAAGACGGTGCATCACTCGACAAAGTAATGGGTGCGTTATCGAGCACGTTTGGTGGTTCGGCTGCTGCTGCAGCAAACACCGCACAAGGACAATTTAAGCGGCTCAACGTGGCGCTCGATGAGGCTAAAGAGTCAATCGGTTTTGCGTTACTGCCAGCAGTTTTAGCGATCTTGCCGTACCTCACCAAGTTTGGTGATTGGGCTGCAAACCATGTAGGCGTATTGATGGCTGTTGGTACAGCAATTGCTGCGATCTCTACAGCGCTCATCGGGTTTAAGGCTGCACAAATCATTGCTAACGCGGTCACTGTTGTGACTACAGCACTTAACTGGTCTCTTGCTGCCAGCGCTGCGGCTGCTAACACTGCAATGACTCTTGGTGTGGGTGCAGCCGCTATTGCTGCAGGTTTAGTTGTTACTGCTGGCGCGTTTCTCATTTACAAGAACGCCACTAAATCTGCTACGCAAGCAACAACAGAGTTTAAGGATGTTGCAGGCCCAGTGTTAGGCCCAGAGTTAACAAACGTCACCAAAAAGGTTAAAGCCACTGGTACTGCTGTTGATCACATGGCAGACAAAATTAAAAAAGCCTCAGACGCGCTCAAGTCGTACATGGTTACAGCGCTTAAAGATGCACAAGATGCGCTTGCTGAGGCACAGGGCAAGTTTGATGATTTTGCTGGCAGTGTTTCAGATGGCATTAAAGATGCGTTTAGTTTTAAGGATGCTAAAGACGCTGGCAAAGACACGGGTGCGGGTTTCTTAACTGGTTTACGCGACCAAGTTAAAGGCATTACCACCTATGGCAAAGATGTTGAGACCCTGCTCAAACGAGGATTGTCTCAGGACAGCCTCAATGCCGTTTTAGCGGCTGGTGGCGAGTCGGGTGCAGCAATTGCCCACGAACTGGTTATGGGCGCACAGGATGACATTACAGGCCCTAATGGTGTCAATGCGCTGGTGAAGTCTGCACAAGAGGTGGCAGATCGTATTGGTCTGAACGCTGCAGGCCAGTGGTATGGCGCTGGTGTGTCTAACGCGCAGTCATATCTGAACGGTGTGCAGGCAGCGTTTGATGCAGCACAAGGCGCACTATCACAAAAGGGTATTACGTTGCCACAGATTAAAGCCATTGGCGCAACATTTGGTGATGCTGTATCAGGCCCTGTGGTCACACCGGTTGCCTCAGTTAAACCAGAGCAAGGCGGTGGCATACCGGGTGGTGGCGTAGTAGTAAACGTAACAACAGGCGTAGGTGACCCTGTGGCTATCGGTCGCTCAGTAGCCAGTTACCTTGCCGCATACACCGATCGTGGCGGCCGTTAATGGCATGGCCAACACCTAAAGTAGAGATCGCATTTAACGACGGCCCATACGTTGTCTCACCAACATGGACTGATGTATCAAGTTATGTGTTTTCAGCAGACATACATCGAGGCCGCAAAGATGATTACTCGCCGTTTGTTGGCACAGCAATGGTGGTACTCAATAACACTGCTCGACTGTTTGACCCGTTTAATACTGCAGGCACATATTACGGCAAACTGTTGCCACGCCGCCAAATCAAAATAACTGGTACATCTGGCGGTACGTCTTACTCTGTATTCAGAGGGTTTATTGCTGGTTGGCCTGCATCGTTTGAGCAGGGCGGCACATTTGGCACAGTTTCATTGCAATGTTTTGATGCCTTAAGTTTGATGGCACAAGAACAGATGCCAGATTTGTTGTATGACTACACACAAACATTGTTGCCATACGCATATTGGCGGCTTAATGACCCACCGGGTGACACATTTTTAGATGTTGCTGTTGGCCCTAAACCAGCAAGTACAGCAAGTTGGAACTTAACTAAATCAGCAGGCACACAATTTAAGCCATATCAATCTGCAGGCGCTGGCATCACTGGCACATCAGCAGACCTGTCTTTATCAACTTACGCATCTGTCACTGGTGAAACAACAGCAGTATCTAACAGCCTCACGTTGTCGATGTTTGTTGTTACACCACCAGTCGGTACAAGCGCAATACTCAACTTTTTTATACAAGGCAATGCGTCAGCAACAGAAAAAATAGCAGTGTTTTTTCAGTCATCTGGCAACATTTCATGCCAATTAACTAGCGGCGCAAACACTTATTCGCTTACCACAACATCAAACATATTAAATGACGCACGCTGGCATCATTTTGTTTTTACTTTGTCACCAACAGCAGTGTTAAAAATCTATGTTGACGGCGTAGATCAAGCAACAACAAGCACCATTGTTGGAACAATGCCAACAACATATATGGCAAACCCAGTTTATATTTATGCACAAAAACAGGCCATGCAAGAGATCGCATTGTTTCCCGGTGTACTTACAGCGGCTCAAATAGCAGCCATATACAACTTTGGTATCGCAAACATTGTTGAGACCAGCGCGGTGCGTTTCAACAGACTTGTCGCACTAACAAACTTCTCATCATCGTTAACAACAGTAACAACCACACCAGTAGCGTCAGTATCAGCAATCTCGCCTGACGGTTTCAACATGGCATCAGAGTTAAACCTTGTCAACAATGCTGAGGGCGGCGTAATGTTTGTTGGCAAAGACGGCAAAATCAATTTCCAAGACCGCCAATACGTGTACACAAACACCAAATCAAACACCAGCCAAGCCACATTTGCGACTAGCAGTATCCCCTATCAGCCTGATGTGCAGATCGCTTATGACGGTGACACTTTACGCAACGCTATACAAGTCACATTTTCTGGTGGTGGCTCAATAGCAGCAAATAACACAACCTCAATTGCCGCATACGGCCGTAACGCAATCTCATACGACACTCAATTATCGACTGTTACACAGGCAGTAGATTTGGGTACTTATGAGGCTGTAGTCAACGGTCAGTTGCTCTCAGATGTTTCACCAATTTCTGTTGGTGTCACAGCAAATACAGCCAATTGGAACACACTCATGGGTTTAGAACTTTGCGAACGGTTTACAGTGACGGTCAACCCGTCTGTAGGTTCAGCGTTCTCACAACAAGAGTTAATTAACTCAATTGAGCATCACATTGAGCCGGGCAGATGGCAAATGGTTGTTGACGGCAGCGCACGATATGTGGGCTGGTTCACTTTAGATGTGTCATTGCTTGACGGCCCAGATTTACTACAATAGGACATTATGGGAGCAAACGCGCAAACCACCGTACCTAAGTTTGTTGCCGCTAATACGTTGCCGGCATCGAGCCTTAACATTACGGCTGGTACAGGCATACCAGTATTTGCTAATACAACGACTCGTGATGCAGCATTTGGTGGCAGTAACAAAGCGTTGGCACAAGGTCAAACCTGTTATTTAGAGTCAACCAATGTGGTGCAGTATTACAACGGTAGTGCTTGGGCTACTGTTGGACCTGCTGCGGCTGGCGCGCTGACTTTTATCAAATCGCAGGTTATTGGTAGCGGAGTGCAAACAGTTACCGTAACTAACGCATTTAGCACCGATTACAACGATTACAGAATTGTTGTATCCAACACAACTTTGAGCGGTGGCGGAATTCTTTATATGGCTATAAACGGTTCAACAGGCTCTACCTACGCCAGTAGCGGTTACTCAATGAGTTACACATCAGCAACCATTACTGGCGATTACACGGGAACTGTTAGCACAGGTTTTGGTTTGGCTGGAACTTTGGGTACTTCATCATCAACTTGTACTATAGATATTTTTAGCCCATTTTTGGCTACAACAACTCAAACAGTTAGCCGATATGCAAGCAACACAATCCAATCCGTTTGGGGCGGTTACGACAGCAACACTTCAAGTAGCACCAATTTTACGTTAGACATAAACTCAACCTTTACATACACAGGCGGCACAATTTATGTGTACGGATACGCAAAGGCATAACGCATGACATACCAAGAAGCCGTTGAAATGTATCCGCACGATACTGTTTTTATACAAATTGACGATCTCGTTCGCACAATGACACCAGCCGAATACGAAGCATTTATACAAAGCGTCGTTAATGAAGCCGCGCTACCTACTAGTTAGTTTCATGCTCGCACTCGTCCTGACCGCTTGCGAAACGACACGCACAAACGCTGGCAAGAAAAGTGTACGCAACAGCGCACTACCTGCACATTGCGTAACGCTAAGGCAGTGCGACAATGGCTAAAGATAGATCAGAGATTGACTACTTACACGCACGCATGATCGTGTTTGTGGCCTGCACAATCGCGATTACCTTTGCAATAACTGTTATAGGTTTTGTGTACTTCTTAGGGTTTGTCGAACAGCCTGAAAAACAAGCGCCAAACGATCAAGCCTTTATCGATCTATTAAAAACTTTGTCAATCTTTATGACCGGCACATTGTCTGGTTTAGTTGCCGCTAACGGACTTAAAGCGAAACCTGCTGATGCCAATACTGCCAGCCAACCCTAAAGTCATTGGCTCACGGCCGTACACAGGTAACAGCGATGGCGCTGCCGCTGGCCCAATACCCGGCATGGATGAGTGGATACGGCAAGCCATCAAATATGGTGGCGGCGCTTTCTGGAACAATGGCTCATACGGCGTAAGACCCATGAGGGGATCTGAGTCGCTTAGTGTGCACGCCACTGGTCGAGCAGTTGACTTGTCGTATCGAATGTCGGAGAAACAGCCAACAGCGAACCGTAAAGGCTCTATTGCGTTTATAAACATCGTGCTTTCCAACGCAAACGAGTTAGGTGTTGAGTGCGTGCTTGATTATTTCCCTAAAGCATTTGGGCGTGGCTGGCGTTGTGATCGTCAAGCATGGAAGTCGTACAGCAAGCCAGAGATACACGGTGCACCGGGCGGCGATTGGTTGCACGTAGAGGTATCACCAATGTTTGTCAACCAGCCTGTAAGCCTTATACAGCAAGCGTTTAAGAGGGTATTCACCGAATTGCCACAGTGATGCCCTAAGGTCGGATGACCGGCGATAAGGGGAGATGCAATATGGCTGATGCCAAAACATACGTTTACGAGGTTTACACAACTCACCTAGACACAGATCAAATGGTGTTGGTACAGATATTCCGCGACCCTGATAACGGCAAAGTATTACACGCACAAATCGCGTTTAAGAGTGCTGTCGGTGACTCTTGGCAAACGCCTTACCAATTGGAGAAAAAATGAGTTACTTAGCAATCAAAATAGGTGCATGGGCAATTACAGGTTTAGCAGCGTTTGTCTTGTTGTGGGATGCCAGCAAACCACCAGAGCCAAAACTACAGCCGGGCGTACAGATCACTACCACGCTTAACAGTGTTGTGCCCACACTGCCTACCATTGCACCTACCACCACATTGCCGTACAAAGGTTGCATGGAATACTTAAACGATGCCATTGTTGCTGGCTGGCCAATTACCGAGTCACCTACAATTTTGCGCGTGATGCAAAGAGAGAGCGCGTGTGACCCTCTGGCGCTCAACTCTAAAGACAGCAACAACGGCAGTCGAGGCTTATTCCAAATCAACTCTGTGCACGATCGCTGGCTTAAAGAGGCTGGCATCATCAAGCAACGCGATGATCTGTTTAACCCGGATGTAAATATCCTTGCTGCGTTACACCTCTGGCGTAAGGTGGGCTGGTCGGCATGGGCGCTGCCCAACCCATGACCGACAACCCACATCCCGAAACAGGCATCAGCCAAGAAACGAGACGCGCAATGTATCCCGATACTTACAGCGACAAATACAACAAAGTGTTTAAGGAGTTTATTGATGACATCTTTAGACCAAACCACATTGCAAAACCTGAACAGCCAGACCACTCGATCTTGCTTGATGAACTGGTGCTGATGTATGACGCACACATGACCATTGGCGGTGAGCAAAACAGATTTAACGCATCAGTAATACGCGCGGCGATCAATGTCATTAAAGCGCTGTAAATTATGTGGGCTGATGATGCGCGGCACACACCATGCCAACAACCCAAGCAAAGTGTTGTGGTGTCATCCCGGCTTAAAAGCCTGTGCTAAAGTCAAACCAATAAACCGACCAAAGGAAACCCGACATGAGTGATGAGTTGTTTACAATATCGCACGGTTTAGCCGGCATTAAATATCATCCAGCGTTTTGTGCATCAATGGGAATACACGATAAGTTTCTTGATT